GCCACCCTGGCATCGAGGATCGCGCGGATGGCACCGACGTCGCCACCCGGCGATGCGTTCAGCGCGTCGGACGCGGTCGTGAGCGCGACACTGAAGGCCTTGCTAGTGTCTTGTTCCGACGCCTCAGATGGGTCAGCCGCCACGGCCCTGATTAGCCCCTGGTAGCCGCGCACCTCCGCTCGCTCCAGGTCGATGACCGGTGCACCCTCGATTTGGAATCCGATCCACGACCCCATGGCGGGCTCGGGGCACGGTTTCGGCGCGGAGAACATGCCGCGGATCACGAGTGGGATCGCCATGGTCTACCGCCCTCCTCGGTTGTCCCGCCAGCCGTCACCGCGTTCGAGGACGCGGTCGAGCTTCTCCTCCATGCGGTCGAGGCGGACGTTGAGCGCGGCTAGCTCCCGCACGTACGCGGCTTGCTCCGTCTCGACCCTCGCCAGCCGCTCCTTGATCGGCGCGTCCATCGCGTCGGCCGCACGCTCGACGAACAATGCGCTGCCGGCCGCGAGCAGCGCGAGGGCAGAGAGGATCAGCGAACCCCAATCGCGGAGCGCTCGCATCATCACCTCCAGAGGAACGCAGCCACGAGGGCGAAGAAGAAACCGAGCGCCATCCCGATCTGCGCGCCAACCGTGCCGCCGACGTCGGCCCCGAGCCAGGCGCCCGGCAGTACCAGGGCCGGGAAGAGGAGACCGATCGTGAGCGTCTTCCAGGGCTCGCGCACGCTCACCACCTGGCGATACCAGTCGCCCCGCCCGTCCAGACGCCATTCGCCCCGAGCCCGGCGCCGGCGACGAGCTCGAGCCGCAGCGGCCCCAGGCGCGCCGGGGGCGCGGCGAAGGCGGGACCTGCCGCCCAGCCGCCGCGACCGACCCCGACGAACGCCCCTGCGCCCCACCCCGGCGCGCCTGGAGGCTTCTGCGCGGCGACCTCAGCCCGGAGCTGGCCGCCGAAGAGCCGCGTCTCCGGCGCTGGCGAGACCCGGAACGCGCTCGCCGCGCCCACGAAGACGAGATTCCCAGCCCGCGTCTCGAGAAGGACCTGGTCGACGCGGACCTCTCCCCGGTCGCCGGCGGCGAGGAGGCATGCGGGGCCGGCTCCAGTCAGGCTCTCCGTCTTTGCCCCGGGCCCCCGGCCTCCGGCCGGATTCGGAGGCCGCCCCGCATCCCTTGGCGTGCCGCCCGCGGCGACGCCGCCCGTCGATGCGCGCACGACGAGCGTCGGCCGCGCGCCGGGCGCGGCGCGCCGCGCGACCGCGAGCGCGGCGCGCAGGTCCACGCTCTCCGCTTCGAGCCGCTTCACCTTGCCCGCGATCGCGGCGCGCGAGTCGATGACGGTGACGATCTGCCCCTTCGCCCTCAGCGCCTCCGCCTCCGCGAGCCGAGCCGCCTCGCCGGCGGCGCTGCGGCCCGCGTCGAGCTTACAGACGAGCCAGACAGCGGCGAGCGCCACCCCGAGGACGGGCGTCCAGCGCCAGGCCACTGCCCACCGTGCGGCGCCGCGGCTGCGCTCGAGCATCTCGCGTGCGTTCATGGTCGACCCACCTCTGCGAATGCCGCGATGTCGATGGGTCGGCACAGCAGGGCGGCATCTGCCATGGCGATGTCGTAGAGCTCGACCGGCGTCGCGTCCTGCTTCAGGCGGTTTGCTCGGTGCGAGATGACCCGCACGTTCCCGGGCACGTACCCTTTCTTGTTGTCGATCCGGTCGAGGGTGGGCGAGAAGGCGTTTAGGGTGCGCTTTGCGGCGTAGTCGATCTTGACGCCGAGGATCGGGCACGTGACCGGCAGCCGATCCGTGTTGGCCTGGAATGACCCCTCGACCAATAGATGGCCCCGCTTGCAGTGAGTTCTGAGATCTCCCCTCTTCATGGCGACCCCGGCACCCACAGCGCGCGCTGCGGGAAGAGCAGGCAGCCCGAGGCGAGTCCAACGAGCGCCACGACCGGCGGCCACCGGAGCCACTGCGTTACGAGCGGCCAATACGCGCGCGCCGGGTCGAACACGTCCGCCGCGAGGTAGGCAACCCCGATCGCCCAGAAGGCGACTCCAAACCCCGTGGACAATGGCTCGTTCCACGTCGGTCGCCGCCAGGTCAGGAAGAAGTGCGCGGTCAGACCGGAGAGGAAGTACGCCAGCGTCGGAAGCCCGCGGAACGCGATCGAGCGCGCCTCCTGCGAGATGAGCCGCACCGGCCAGCCCCGCGCCCGCAGCCACACGAGGGCGAGTTCCCACACAGCCCAGAGGACGAAGGGTCCGAGCACGACCCAGCGCGTGATGGTGTCGATCGCGCGGGGCGTCATGCGGCGCTCCTGTACGGAACGGCGCCGCTCACGGGGCACCTCCCGGCGGCCGCTGCGCGGCCGCCTGCGCCTGGTGGACGCGCACGTTCCCGTTAATGAAGAGCCCGAGGGCCGCACCGATTCCGGTCGCGAACGGGACGTAGAGACCGGCGAGGATGAGGCCGACCTCCTTCGAGACGAGCGCGACGGCGAGGCACGTCAAGAGGCCGATCAGCATAAAGCGCATCGCGTGCAGCGTGATGCGGACCTTCCGATCGCGCGTCGAATCTGTCGGCCTCATATGACGACCCCGGTCACGACGGGGAAGACGGTGGGGTAGCGCGCGCGGAGCGCGTCGCGCCGGCCGAGGACGTCGCGGCTGTAGTCGGGCTTCCCGGATGGCCCGATGGTCGTCGAGATGTCGGGATCGCCCGCCGCGAGCCCGGCGAGCACGCGCTCGAGCGACGTGTTGTACCGGGCGACGACGCAGCGCAGGAAGAGCGGATGCGTCGTCGCGATCCCCGCCTCCATGAGCTGTTGCCGCGCCAGGTGGAGCTGCGCGCAGGCCGCTGCCGCCTGACGCTCGACCGGCCACGGCGCCGGCATCACCAGATCCGCGAAGTCCCCGAGCGCGTCGATCTGGAAGAGAGCGCGCCCCCAGCCCTCGCGGTCGGCGGGGATGGCGTAGGGGCCCGGGAGGATCTGCCCCTTCTTCTTCGGGAGCGCGAAACCAGCGGCGCGGACCTTGTCCGCGTCCTCGAGGACGAGCACGCCGCCCTTGCGCGTCCAGTGGCCGACCCGCGCGCACCAATCGCCCGTACCGTCGGGGGAGCGCTGAGGGCGGTAGCCGGGCGCCCAGCCCGCCTCGGTCTCGCGCAGGCAGATCGCCGCGAGCAGCGCCACGTCCTCCGGCGGGGTCCAGTGCGCGCCGGCGAACAGGAGCGCGCCCTCGGCGAACGCCGGGAGGTAGGGTCCGAGCCGCTCCAGATCGGTGCCGCTCACGGCCTCCGTTGGCACGGGAGCCCCGGGCGTGGCAAGCCGCCGCCTGCGCATCGTGCTACGGTTCCGACCCGTGTCCTCCCGCTGCCCGAGCTGTTCGGCCGCGATCGTCGACGGGGCGCTGCGCTGTAGGTTCTGCGGTGCCGACACGCGCCAGACGGAGCCGACGGCCGGGATCGCGGCGAGCTTCTCGCTCGAGGAGGTCGCCCCCAATGCCATGCGCGCCGCGCGGCTGGTGGAGGAGCTGCAGGATCTCGCGCCCGAGGTCCTCGCCTGGTGGCGGCAGGCCCCGCGGGAGCGAAAGACGCGCGTCTTCGAGATCCTCGCCGAGCTGCGCGAGTTGTTGCGCCCGGCGGCGCGCCGTTGATGCGGAGACCATACGCGGCGGCGGCCCGCCACCGCAGGTCCCCCGATTGGCGCAGAAGGCCCCGAAGTGCGCCAGCGATTCCGCGCGCGGAACGGACCCGGGGTGCTAGGCTCGCCTTGTGAAGACCGTCCCCTGGCCGCTCGTCGCGTTCATCGCAAGTTGCTGTCCGTACACGCCGCCGGCCTGCATCGCCAGAATCCAGAATGCCTGTGTAGTACTGGATCTGGCGGATCCGGCCACGGTGACAACGGATGATCTTGCGCGGCTCGACGCCGCCCTCATAGAAGGTGGGCACTTTTGGAGCGTCGAACCAGCGCGTATCCTCCGTGACTGGACGATCGTACTGCACGGATCACGGCAGAGCATGTGTAGGCCCGGCGCATCGGGATGCTGCACACCTGAGTGCCATCTGATTGATCTCGCCGCCGATGACGAGCCGACCTGCATTGAATGGGCGGCCGCTCACGAACTCGGACACGCCGTGATCTACGACCCCGGTCACACCGATCCGCGATGGGCCGATCTGTGCGCGATGTGCTTCGGCGTTGCCTACTGCGCCTGAACTATTACTCTGCCAGGAAGCTAACTGTGTCGAGATACGTGGTGCCCGATGGCATCGGAACATAGCCGACCTCACCGGCTGCGCTCACCAGTATCGTTCGCAGCGTCGCGCTGCCGCTCGATACAGCGAAGGCCCTAGCATAGGCCGGCCGAAATCCGACAGGCAGCGTGAAGGCTACATCACCGCCGCCAGTAAACGTAAAACCACCCTTCAGGTGGACCATGCCGTCACGGGTCCTCCAGTAAGCGAGCCCGTCGATAGCGGTGTACCCTGAGTTCGGGGTCGGTGCCGTCGGGCCACTCGCTAGCGTGTCCACGTACCCCATCGTCGCCGCGTCCTGCGCCGCGTCCGGATCGACGACATTCACGATCTTCTGCGTCTTGGCGTCGATGCCGGAGGCGGTGAGGGCGAGCATGACGACCGCGTTGCGGACGAGCTCGAGGTCCGCCGCGATCGACGTCCCCAACTGCAGCTTGCCGCTTCCGCTCTTCGTGACGGCCTGGTCGCCGCTCTTGGTGAGCGCGAGGTCGCTGGTCGACAGCGTGAGCAGCGCCGCGATCGTCTGCGCGGCGCTGAAGGTGTTGGAGGCATCGAAGAGCGCGGCGTGGGCCTGTAGCCAGGCGATGACATCCGTCACCGCCTGGAGCGGGGTGTTCGCCAGGTTGGTCGCGTTCGCGGCGTCTCCATCGGCCACTGCCGTGAGCTGAATCGGATTGCCGTGGCTCGTCGCTGGGTTGCCGGTGATTGTCTGGGGCATGGCCTCTCCTCTCAGGCTGCGGGCGGGGTGTACGTCGTGATCTCGCCACCGACGGTGAAGCCGCCGACGAGCAGACCGGGCCAGCCGACGATCGGGCCGGTGCTCGCCTGGAGCCGCACACAGCGCATGTGACCCGGCTTCCACGCGACGATGAGGGCACGGATCGCGTCCATTTCGGCGGCGCCGTCCGCGGGCGGCGCCGGCGACCAACCGGCGGGCAGCGGCGGGACGAAGAAGACGCCGAACTGGCTCCATAGTTCCGGGCTGCCACCGAGGTGCACCGTTCCGAGGTCGGTGTAGACGAGCGCGTTCTCGGGGGTATGCACCGTGGGGTCGAAGTCGCTGCGCAGCTCGTACTGCTTTCCCTTCTGCGTCTGCAGCACGACCTTGCCCGCGGTCGGGGTGTAGTAGCCTGCCCAGTAGAAGGCGGTGAGCATGCCGTACGAGGTGCCAGCCCACAGCCACGCTTCCCACGCCGCCTTGACCCGCGCGCGGTGGCTCGCTTCGGTTTCGGTCTGGCCGCGCACGATGCCGCGCTCCTGCGCGAGCAGTGCCAGCGCGTCCGCGGATCCGTAGCTCGGGAACCTCGCCTTCACGGCCTCCTTGAGGAGCGCGACGTGCGCGTCCTTTCGCTTCCCGAACGCGCCCAGGAATGCCGTACCCCAGGCATCCCTGAGCCACCCGGGGGCGAGGTCGACGGACTGGTAGGTCTCGAGGTTCGGCATCGGCTAGGTGCTCGTCCACGAGAGCGAGAGCGTGAGGGTCGCAACCTGGGCGGTGGTGAGCGCGACGTCGCCGGCGGGAGACGCGATCGTGACGTTCTCCACGCCCTCGGGGCTCATGAGCGCCTCGATGATGGCGGCCTTGTAGATGGTGCCGCCGATCGGCGTCGCGGCGATGAGCGCCTGGATCGCCGCGGTCGCGGCCGCGGTTGCGGCGCTCTCGTACTGGCTCTTGCCGTAGAGGGTCGCCGTGACGGTGACGGCCGTGTTCGTCGCGTTCGAGACCGTTGGCACGGATCCCAGCGGCGCCCGCGGGTTGATGTAGTTCTGCGCGTTCGTCACCGCGCCACCGCCGACCGCGCCCGAGGTCCCCGCCACGTAGATCGTGACGCCGCCGCCGTTCGGGCCGGCCGCGTCCGCGACGACTTTCGTGCGCGTGATCGTCGCATCGGCGGTGCGCGCCCAGAGGTCGTACGATGCCGCCGGCGACCCAAAGCCGGACTCGGGCCACCGCGCCTCGCAGCGCGAGACGAGCGCCGCGTTCGACTCCTCGTCGACGCCCTGGGTGGTGATCCAGGAGCCGCTTCCGGGGTCAGGGTTGTTGCAGGCCACGCCGGCGAGCGGCGTCGCCATCGTCGTGATCGTGCCGTTCGCGACGTTGTAGGCGGCACCGGGACTCTCCGCCTGGACGGTGATGTCGAGCGTGCCTCCGAGCGGAAGGATCACGTTCGTCGTGTTCGCGCTCTGGTACCGCAGGCCACCGGTGGATGCGAAGCGGAGCTGCCCCGGCGAGATCGTGTACGGTCCGGCGCCCGCTGCGGCGGTCAACCGCACCGTGCCCTTCGTCGCGACGGCTTGGTTGTAGTCGATGCTGTAGACCTCGGAAGCGAGGAGGCGCAGCCAGTCGGTCAGGCCCGCGTCGAGGGCCGCGTGGAGCAGCCCGCCGGCAGCGATGGCCGCGCGCAGCGTCGTGAACTCGGCGAGCGCCTTCGCATCGATCTCGGTGAGCGTGCGGGCGACGTCGCCGTCGCGCCAGGAGGTGACCGGGAAGTCCCGGGAGGCGAGCTCGGCGAAGAGGGCGGTCCGCTCCTGTTCCTGAGTCGTCGGCGTCGTCAGCTCGGCAAGCGTCGCAGGCATCCGGTCACCCCAAGGGCAAGAGGTCCGCCGACAGCGCGCTCGCGGCGATCGTGAACGCGAACGGCCCCTCCCCGGTCACCCCGGAGACCCCGATCGTGAGCACGCCCGACGCCTGGCTGAACGAGAGATTCGCCCGGACGATCCGCACCCGATCGTCCTTCTGGAGCTCCCCCTCGATGCGCTTCCGCCAGGATCGAAGCCCGTCCGCGTCGAGGCGCGCGAGGAGGGCCTCCCGCACGTCGGTCCCGTAGTTCGGCGCGTAGAAGAGCGTCCCCCGCTGCGTCGTGAGTCGGCGGAGCGCGGCCTCGGCGAGCGAGCGCGTGCCAGTCACGAGCGTGAAGTTCGGGTCGAGCCCGGTGGTCGCGCTGACGTCGGTCCCGAGGTCGGCCATCGCCTCACCCCACTTTCAGCTTTGTCGAGCCGCCGGTGATGACGCCGAACACGGTCGCCGCGCCCGTGACCGGGACAGTCGAGAGCGGAGTGACGGCGCCCGGCGATAGCGCGTTCAGCGCGGTCTCCACCTGGCTCATCCAGGTCGCCATCGCGGTGTCCGCCTTCGCCGTGTCGTCGATTCGCGCGGCTCCCTTCGTCCCGCCGGCAATCACGATCTCCGTCGCGGTCGCCGACTCCCACACGGTCGCGAACGGCTTCGAGGGGTCGCCGCCTGCGAACTCGAGCAGCACCCGCGCCCCGCTCGCCACCGTAGCCTGCACGCCGGGGAGCCCGTACCGGATCGGCACGTTCGAGTGGGAGTGCAGGCGCGGGTCATCCGGCACGAGCTCGAGCGTGCCGTCCGCGTTCTGCGCCACGACGCGGCACCAGTAGCCTGCGTAGTGGTCCAGGCGCGAGAACAGCGAGCGGACATAGGCACCGAGCCCAGCCTTCAGCCGGTCAAGCAGCGCGCCTTCCTCTTCCCACATGACGCGCGTGCGCAGGACGGCGCCGACGAATCGGTGCGTGACAAGGGAGACCCGCCGCTCGCGGAAGATCTCGCCGGGGAAGATGCGGGGCTCGGCCGAGAAGACCTCGATTACCCCGGCCGCGGGCGTCTCCCCGACGAACACGTAGTCCGTGAGTGCGGACGTCGGCCAGGTCTCCGGACCGATCCAGACCGAGCCGTCGGCGAGGACGCGCCAGGCGACGCTGAGCCCTTCGAGGAGGGCCGCGAGCGCGACGCCGGCCGGCTGCGCGGTGCGGCTCCAGTTAGGGAGCACCGTCCCCAGCGTCGTCGCGTCCGACGTCGGCGAGAGGCGCTCGCCGATCTCCGTGAGCAGATCCTCCACGGGGATCCGGAGCGGCACGCCCTGGTATGCCTTCGGAACGACGGGGCTCCCGAGCCTGCCGGCGCCGCCGACAACGCGCACCTGGAGCACGCCCCCGTCCGTGCCCGAGCGAACCACCGCTCCCCTCCAGGTCAACGCGCCGATTGCGATCTCGACGGCATCCTCGAGTTCGCCCGCTTCACGCGCGAGCACGCCGAAGTCGCCATCCCACGCGCCGACGCGCGGGAGCCGCAGTTCCCCCCAGATCGCCGGCGCCCCGTTCACGGTCACCTGGCTCACGGCCCGGCCTCGGTCTGGGAGGGCGTCTGCGGAGTCGTGGCCTGGCGCAGCTCGGGCGCGATCTGCATCTTGTCGAGTCCATCGAGCGAGTTCAGTACCTGACCGCCGGGACCCTGGGTCTTCTTGTTCCGCTGTCGGTACTCGGTCCCGAGGATGGTCGACTCCATCGTCCCCTTCGTCGACGACGGCTGCAGGACGCCCACCTGGTAGACGTAGACGGAGTGGATGCCAGCGAGGTTGAGGCCGGGGTGCACGACGTCGAGCGACGGGAACT